TATTGCTGTTGATATAGTCCAGCAGTTTGATAATCTTTTTGAAACATTGAAGCTTCAACCATACAAGCATTAAACAGAAGATCATAACAAAAATCTGTAAAGTAGTTTGTGTTGGTTGCTGAAGTTAGTGTAGTAGGTCTGGAAATGTAAACAACCTCTCCTGCATAGGTAGAGGCTGGTGTAGGAGCAACTACTACTGTTGATCCATTACGTTGACCATAGTAACGTGGTTCTGATGTTGAAGCACTTACAGGCCAGTAATCGTTAATAAATTCGTCAGTTCGCATAAGAAGATTAATCTTGGAACTGTTACTTACAATGTTAAAGTTTTTAACAATGCGTGTGCCTGTAGGAAGTGTAATTTTATTATTACCACTTGATACAGCTACTGAAGTATAGGTAACTAAACCATAGTCATCTAGGTCTTTGACAAGCCTTTCTTCTGCTCTATTCACCATATTTGGAATAAAGTTAAGAAACTCGGTGCTATCATTTTCAGTAGCAGCGATTAGTTCGTTGACCAGATAAGTATAGTTAGCCATAGAATACAGCCACCGTAGCAGCAGATGTAGGTGCAGAAACTTTTACTGTTCCGTTCATATCCATTCCTAGATCAGTAAGGTAAATTTCTGAAGCATCATTTGCAGTTGTTAGAGTAAATTTAATGTTATTACCCTTGATGTTTCCATATGCATCTGTTGAAGTGCCAGTGATAAGGAAAGTACCTACACCAGTAGCAAATAGAGAACGAATGCGTGTATCGGAAACTGTTACACTTGAGGTAACATCTAGAACTACACCGCTGCCTACAACATATCCTTCGCGAAGAGTTGTTGTCATTTTAGCCTCTTTTCGGATTAGTATTAATACTTGTTGTATTATAACACTAGATTAAAAAATAAAAAAGGCAAAGGAGTGTAAAAAGAATTTCTTCTCTCTACACCCCCATGCCTTAGTCTAGTTCAACAGATTCTTAGGAGGAACCTGAAGCACCGTAGAAGCCACGCCAATCGGACCAGCCAAAGCTGTACCGTTCACGTGCCTTGAACCGGAGATTGCCAGTGTCAAAATCTGGTTCCATCTTTGTTGCAAGAGGTGCACGAACAAACATCTTTGTACCATTAGGAACATCAGTCTTGAGGTACCAAGCGTTTGTGTCAGTGAACCGACGATTAACAAAGAAACCACCGGGAACAAGACCCTGATTACGGATTGAGTTGATCTTGTTCTGGTTGGTTGCGCCGATGGAAGTGTCATTGGGGTTTACACCAATAACAGTTGTCATCTGGCTGTTTAGAATCTGGTCTGCAGTAAATGCTAGATCAGATGGAACGTGTAGTGACTCGGCCTGTGCACCGATTAGAATGCCACGATCATCTTTAGTTTTTGAGATTGTAATAAGTGCAGTCTCAAGTGAAGCTTCTGATAGATCGGTAGCACCTAGAGTGTTGGACTGATTACCAGCACCAACAGTTGGGTGTGCGGCTGAGAATAGTGCGGCACCGTCGCCACCAAGATAGGAGGTGCTGAAGCCGTTATTGAAAACGTCTGCAGCTTTAACCTGCTTGGTGTTTGCCATTGCACGGGCTAGACCACGTGCACGTAGCTTGGCAAAGGTGTCATAGAGGTTATCTTCCATAGCTTCTTCAGTGACTGCGAAAGCAAGGGCAACTGTCTCGTGTGTGTACCGAGCAGTGTATCCTTCCTGTGCGTCGTCATACTGAACTGCAGCACCTTCACCCTTTACAGGTGCAGTGCCGAAGCCGGTGAATAGAACTTCTTCTTCAAATGCACGATCTGACTGTTCAACTTCGTAAAGTGGTTCATGTTCATTATCCACTTCACCGTATTCCATACCAAATACAGCATTTAGACCGGGAAGAAGTTCTTTTGCAATACTAGAGCGATTAATAGCCATTCTTGTTTACTCCTTCTTCCCTATTAGTTGACTGAAGCATCAGCAGAAATGTAAGCATCAACATGCTTGAGAATACGTACCTCAAGCTTGGGGAATGCAATTTCTGCAGCAACATCAGCATCGTTGCCCGGTTCATCAACAAAGGCAATAGGACGAAGCATGGCATTACCTGTAGTACGAGTACTAGCATTAATACCAAAGCCTGACTTACCTGTGTAGGTTGAACCAGCACCTAGAGTAACATTAAAGTTCTGTGAGTTAATGTCACCGATGGAAACTGAAGCATCAGCCTGAATAACAAAAGTTGCTTGTGGATCATCAACAACCATTGCATAGGCTTCTGTTACAGAGGTATTAGCGGGCCAGTAAGCTGACCATTCTGGTTTACCATTAGCGACATAACGACAACCCATAAATACACCAAGTGCTTTATCGGTTGTAGTAGCTAGGACGTTTACATACCCTGCAGCATTCGTAACAATATCTCCAGTGAAGATATTTGAGTCATAAGCACTGGCAATACGATATTCGTTTTGTCCAGAACTGTTTGGTGCGGCACCACGAATGCGGGAAGGACGTAGACCGTCAAGTGCTTTTGTAGTAGACATATTACACTTTCCTTTCTATGTTCTATACATTGACATGTACACTCGTCGGTCCACAGTATTCAATCTTAGTCTTGAAACTTAGCTTGTTTACCGCGACTAACTTGTGTACGACTTTGATTAGAGATAGGCATCTGAGAATTGTTTTCGCGCATTAACTGTGCATTAACGGCATCAACCATTTCTCGGCTGCGGTTCTCATAAAATTCTTGACGAGATTCAGCAAGTTCTTTAGGCATCTTTGCTAAAGCCAAGTCTCCACGACAGACTGCACCTGCATATCGTCCACCCTCTCTCACGTCAGAGGAATGTAGCATTTCTGGAACTTCATCTGCCTGTACAAATTCCCATCCTTCAGAAGTACGCTTACCTACATTCTGGTAATCTTCTTGATTACGTAGAGTAATGCGTATCCACCTTAGTACCATGCCTTCACCACCAAAGCGGTGTATAACAGATTCAGGAATATCTAGCCAATTAGGCTCTTCGAATGTTGTACGACGTTGTTTAGTTTCTCTAGTATCGCTACTACGTGATTCATTTCGTGTTGTCATTGTATTTCCTTCCACGCTTAATTGTAAATTTCTGTGTATTCGCCATCAGACTGTTCAGCCTTTAGCTTTTCAGCAGCATATTGTTCAAGTGGTATACCCCATTTATTGGCTCGTTGAACATCTTCTTGAGATAGTTTAACTTTATTGCCTTTAGAGGTTTGAGGTGTGCGTGAGGCACCTGCAACTACTTGAGCAGAATTTGTCGGGGCATCCTGCAACCGTGGTGTCTCCTCCTCCTGTTTTGCAACTGGAGCAGGGTCTTCATACTTGTGAGGAAACTGGCTACGTAGTCTTTGATCAATTTCCTCATAAAAATCGTCATCGGCTGGATCATAGCCTTCACTTTTTAGTTCAGCATCTGCAGCTAGTGCTGCTGCAGTCATGATCTGATCCTGACCAAACCAAGGATTTTTACTAGCCCAAGCTACAGCTTTAGGATCATACTCCTGCTGCTGCTGTGGTACATGCTGTTCGGCTGTTTGACCTGCAGCTTCAAGACGTGCATTGTATTCTTCCCACGCCTGTTGCTGCTGTTGAACAACCATAGACTCAGCATAAGCCTTGGACATTTCCTCTTGTGCAGCAAGCATTCGATCTGTATCACCAGAGTCTGCAGCTTGCTTAAAAATTTCTCTAGCCTGTTCAATTCGACTATTGATCTGGCCTTGGCTACTATCAATATTAGTTTTAAGGCTAGTAGCTAGTTCTTGTTCTCTTGTTTTAACAGAACCACGAAGATTTTCTACTTCACTACGAAGTTTTTCAATTTCTTCTTCACGTTCTTTTCGCTGCCTAATAAGCTGTTTGATACGCTTTTCAGCACCTTTTGTCTTAATACCCTCCAACTCTTCTGGTTGTTCTGGGTTTGGTTCCTCCTGTTGAAGTTCTTGTACTTGTTCCTGTACAGTTTCTTTTTCAACCTTTACTTCAGCGGGTTTTTCTACTACTTCTTCTTTTTCTTCTACTTCAAATTCTACTTTTGGTGCAGACTCTGAAGCACCTGAAGTATCAATCTCAGACCATTCTGATAGGTCTACTTCTGTTTCTTCGTTACTCATTACTCTTTTTCCTTTCTATCGCTAGGTGCGAAACTAACGGTTACGGCTAATAATTAGTTATTATATACTAATTAATTTAATTAGACAAATTAAATGTTGGGTCTAGATCAGTAGGCTTGTCTACACGCATAATGATCTGATCGTCAAACAATAACAAAAACTTCACACCTTTGTACTGAAGCTTCTGTCCAATAAGCTTACCATAAGCTACATAATCTCCTTCTTGACACCAAGGTCCAAGAGGAAACTTCTCTTTGTCGTCATATGCTAGATCACCTAAAGCTACTACTTTACCAACAGTAGTCAGATAAGCAATATCGTCTTTAGTTGAGTCAGGGAGAATAATACCACCCTTCGTCTTTTGTTTAATTGACACTGGCTGAACCAGCACATGATAACCCGGCAGTTCCGGTAAGTCTTCTTTCTTTAATTCAATACCTTCATCTGAAACCCAATCAGAGTTAGGAATTGTTTTGCCCATTGAAGGCTGTTGCATTTACTACTCCTCTTCGTAGATACGAATTTTAACAATATTTGTTATTTGTTCTTTTGCCAACTCTAGTCCTTCTATACGACCAACGACTTGACGATACTCATCGTAACTTGAAGAGCCTCCATATGCAAGTAAATTTTTTAAATCTTCGACTTGTTTATCAAGTTCTTTTGTTATTTCTTCCCAGAGGGTCATTAACTATTCTTGTTAGCCTCCTTTACAAAGTCTGTTACCATATCAGCAGCTTTAAGCATTTTGCTTGTATCGGTTGTTTCTTGGGTTTTAGCCAAGTCCATAATAGCATCAAGTGCTGCAATAGCTTTCTTAGCATTACGATCCTTTTCTTTTTCTTGAGCATTAGTTGAAGTACGAATACCTTCTTTCATCATGTCAATCTGAAGCTGTGCTTCCTTCAGATCAAGTTCACGGTTCTTCATTGCAGCTTCAACGCTTTCTTTGGCTGTCTGTGCTTGTACCTTGGCTTGTTCAACCTGTAGACGCTGCTGTTCAATCTGAACCATCTGTGCTTCTGGTGTAGCTGCTTGTTGCATCTGGGCCATAGCCTGATTAGCTTGAGCAACCTGTTGGGCTGCTTGAGCCATGACCATCTCCATAACGCGAGGATCATTAGGATCAACCTGACCAGATGCAATAGCTTCTGGACCATACTGTTCAACAATTTGTTCTGCAGTACCTTCAACCTGTTCTTGATACTTCATAATCAAATGTTCTTGCATATTTGCTTCTAGAACTGGAGCAATACGTTTCATTAGAGGATTAGCACCATTCTGTGGGTCTTGCATGTAAGCCATCTTAGCTTGAATATGTGCGTCATGGTTCTGACCCATAAAGGCTTTGATAGGTAGACCTTTAACTGCAGCCATAATATCTGAGATTGGATCAAGCGGCACAGGCTGTGGTTTACGTGGCATAATCTTATCAAGGTCTGGAACATTAGCAGACTGAAGAATAGAACGGTTAAGTTCTTCTAGATCAAACATACCGGGTGGTGACTGTTGTGCAAGCTGCAGAGCCATCTGAGCCATCATCATGCGATGGGCGTTAGATGGAATGTTAGGATCAGATACTGGAATAATATCAATCCGTCCATCGAAGTCTGCTTTGTAAATTGTTAGCGTATTTTCTGGAATGTCTACAAGTGATTCGTCTGGTAGATATTCGTAGTTAATACGGCCTAGAATTTTAAATTCGTCTTTTTGTGATTTGTGTAGCCGCTTATGAATAGCAGAGAAGAACTTGCTACTAGCTTCAAGCAGAGCCATTGTTGTTCCAACTGGTCCATAGCTTGCTGCATCAGATACAATCTGTTCTGTGCTATCAGCAAACTTTTGTGCGGCGTTGGAGACAAAGCCTAACATTTGGAACAGAGTCTGCGAAGGTTCTTTGTACGGTAGTGGAATAATCATCTTAGATAGATCATTACCAACCGCCTCAACCTCTTTCCATTCACCGGGAGCAATAGGATCATTGTCTCCAACCATCCGCAACCCTTTAGCTTTGAAGCCTCCGGGTAGATTAGCAAACTGTCCAGCATCGACCAAACCACGCATAGCTGCAGTAGCTGTCATTGTCAGGTTGCCAAGGAAGTGAATTAGGCCAAGGCCATAGAAGCCAAAGCCGGGTACAAAACGATAGTGAGTAAAGAAGATTTTCTTTTCTCTACGCTTATCTTTAATATCATAGTTACGACGGATGGATAGAACCTTCCGTGACTTTTCTTCAATAGTAACAATATAAGGAAGGGACAGACCGTCATCCTCACCGTGAAACTGCTTCGGCAAATCAAGATAGCAGTGCTGTTCAAGTAGAACATATTGTGGGTCATGCTGTGAAGAAGGGGAAAGACCCAAGATCGTATCCATCTTCTGTGCCATTGCTGTTTGTTCTGGCATAGAAGCTTCAGGCAGGTCAACGTCGGCATACATACCTGCGGCTATGTCACGTTGCATTTCAACTGGACTACGATAAATCACGTGAGTGTAACGGTCTGCCCGTCGCAGGTCCGTTGCATAATATGAAATATAAAATTGGTCGATAGGTACAAATTCAGATACAGGGCGATTTAGTCCCTGATCAAAGTATGTCTTTTTAAATGCTGATCCAATAAGTGGTAGATGGAAAAGCATACGTTCAAATTCGTCAAAGTATTCTGTAATCTGGTCAGTGACCTGATAGTTCATAAATGCTTTAACACGGTTAGCCTGATCCTGTTTTTCTTCAGTAACGTCACCAACAATTTGTGACTTTACAGGACCAGCCGGTGGAAATAATTCTTGTGTAGCTTTAGATTGAAACTTAACTGCTGATTCAATTAGAATAGGATGCACAGCAGTACAGGCACCTTCAAATGGTTCTGCTGCTTCTTCAAGCTTTAGACCTAGTAGATCAAAGCCACGTTCAAACATAGACTCCCAATCTGAACGTGAGTCTTTGTCTGCTTCAAAGTTGTCAATAACTTTAGCAGCTATTTCTTCCAGTTCTTCTTCATCCATATCTTCTGCAAGATTACGATAAAATTCTTCTGGCTCTTCCTTTTTCTGTACCTTTGATCGTTCGTCTTCTGGTGGTTTAAACTCTACGATAATACCACCGTCTTCTGGATCAAGTTCCATAGTAGCTTCGTTACCATCTTCATCAATGGTTCCAGTTGATTCTATCTCAATGGATAGTTCTGCTGTTGGAATAGGATCAAAGGGATTACGTTCAGTTGCCATTTTCTATATTGCCTTTGGTTGATAATTATCGTATGGATTACGTTCTACTACAGAACCGCCTTGTTTCTTTGTCTCGGGTGCTAAATTTTTAATCTTTTCAGCTACTCGTTTTGCTCTTTCTGGTGTATCTTTTTTAGCCCAATCTGAATCTAATGCTTCATTCGCAGCTTCTTTAAATTTACCTGCTCTATAAAGTTTTAGTGTTTCTTCAAATTTTGATACTGATGGTTTACCCATTTGATAAACCATTTCAGCTAAAGGAAGAATCTGATCTTCAGATAAATTAGGAAGTAGTTCTCTAGCTTCTTTAATTGAATTTTTCCAACGTGTTAGCCCAACAGACTCTACAATATCTTTAGGAACTGTATCTCCTATTTTTAATTTTTTCTTTCCTATAGTTTTAAGAAAATTTTTATCTACAAGAATACCAGCGCCTAAAGTTGGTTTACTTTTTGTATCTGGATATACTACATAACTATCAGAATCTTTATTATATTTAGTTGGATCATTAAAATTATATTCACCAAATTCTTCAGGAACTACTTCATTACTATAATAAATCTCAGAATAATCAGGTTTTACTTTAGGAGTAGGCACTTCTTCACTAACAGAAGACACACCAGAAATAGCTTCGTCCATTGCACGTGCTTCGGCTTTATCTGCTGGAGTAGCTTGCTCATATCGGATCATAATAGGATTTACATTATCGCTAGGCATACCACCCGGTGACAACATTGAGGCTAATCCTATAACAGATGTTAAACCTTTGTCAACCATTATATTGCCCTTGCTTGATAATTATATGGATTTGATTCTATAACAGAACCACCCTTACTTTTATTTATTTTTTTAGTTTCAGGTTTAATAGAATAACCTTTAATCATTTCTGGAGGAATAGGTTCTTTAAAACGAACTTCTGTAAGTTCATAAAAAGGTGTATTGTACTTTTTATCCATAGGAACATTTTCTTGTCCAAAAATTTTTATTCTATCAGATTTATTAAATTTTTCTAAACCTTTATCACTAAATAGTTTTTCTTTAGAAGTAGGACTACGCTGTAAAGGAATGTTTCTTTCTAACATTTCTCTTGGAACTTCAATTTCTAATAAGGCTCGTTCTTCGCGAGGTGCTTGTTCATATGCTTTTCCTTTTTTTCCTTTACTAGCTTTTTCTCCTCTAGCCATAACAGAATATCCAACTCCTGTGTCTGGATCAGGAGTAGCATAAGTATAGCCTTTTCTATCTACTTTCAAACCTTCTTCTTTAATTTTATCTAGATTTTTTATATTTGTTCCGTGATATAAAGTTACTGTTCCCTTATCTTCTAATTCATCTAACCACCAATTAGTTTTCTTGCCGGGAAAAGAAAGTTGTTTAAAAGAATCTAAGGCTCTTTCAGATATTTCTTCTGGTTTAAGTAAAGAACGTAAACCTTTTACTCCTCCTTTACCTAACATGTATCCACCAGCAATACCGGGAGGACCAGCTACAGCACCACCTATACCACCAGCTATTCCAAGTAACTCAGCTAAAAAATCTATACCACCTTCAGTGCCACCTTTTTGCACACCAGTTACAAAACCAGAACCGGGAAGCATTTCAGCAGCAATACGAGCAGCACCAACAGGATCAGAAACAGCCCCCGGCTTTAAACCAAGTTCTTCTGCTGGTGTACCTTTAATACTTTGAACTGTTTGTCTGAGACGATTTGCCATAATGGTAGATACTTCCCCTATCTTTCTCCACTACTTAATTTCAATACTATATCACATAGTTAAATTTTATACAACTTATACATATTTAAAAATGTAATCTTCAACTGTTTTACCTACACAAGTCATACCTAAATCTTTACAGATGTAGTCTGCTATATCCTGCCTAGATATACCAAAGCTTTCACAGTTGTTTTTAATTTCTATATTGATTACTGGCTTTGTTCGTTTGATTGTATCGGTAGCACCTTTGAGAAACTGTAGTTCAAAGCCTTCTACATCAACCTTGAGATAATCTACATTCTCAAAGTTAAAGCTATCTAGTGTACGCATCTCTGCAGTATACTCAGTATTCTCTGCAGCGATAGAAGCTGTGCCGCTATTACCTTCTGTTACATAGCCTAGTGATATTTCTTTTTCGTACTTATCGCCTAATGCACAATCATAAATTCTATATTCATTTTCTGATTGATAAAGGTTCTCATTAAGACAATCCCTATGCTCCTTGATTGGCTCAAAGCAGATTGTCATATCAAACATATTTACTAGATCAACAGCCCATGTACCTACGTGTGCACCAACGTCAATGGCTGTGCCGTAGTTATCTACAAAACCTAGACTGTGAAACCTGTGTGGCTTTTGATATTCGTCACCATTAAAGTGATTATCTTTTGCTGGAAAGTAAAACTTATTTCTTTTTTCTAGTAGTGCGGATGACATTGTTATACCCCTTCTTCTTGTTGTCATTTCACTAGTAGTATCACTAAACTCTCCAGTATGCAACTCTTTTTTGCCGTCGTGGGTTTTCATCGTCTTCCCAATCAGCATCTTCCATATGTTCAATACGCCAACTTTCCTTCAAGTATAGCGCAGCCATAGTCAGGGCATCTACTTGGTCATCGTGTGGTGCATAAGGGAAAGTCGTTACTTCTTCCTGCAATTCATCTGCCCATTGCTTATAAGCTGGTAGAAATATTCTTCCTGACTCAAATAAAGGAGTAATAGCGTTAAGTCTAGAGGTTTTGTCTTTGTCAGGGGTATACTCCAACACTGGCAGTCCTGCGCGGCGCATATCCTGAATTAGAGACTGCCCGCTCGCCTTTTTTTCTATCAAGCATACATCAGGTCTATGCGTTTTAAACTGCTCCTGCGCGATCCTCCTCAAGTCTGGATACTCGTATCTTCCTCTCTTACTTCCTAGTAGTATCATGTTGGCTACGACCTGCTCCGTTCCGGTATCTTCATCTTCATATACAGAGTGGAATATACCCCATGTCTGTATCACGCTAAAGTCTGCCGTGTTACTCGTAGAAAAGGCTGTGTCATATGTTTGTAATATAAACTCACAGGAGGGTGGCTCGTCGTACTCCCACCACTCAATCCAGTCTTTTTTGACAATGCCACCTTCATCAGGTGTTGGATTCTGCATGTAGAGACTGTCCCAGTATTTGGAACCATTGGTAGCACGTATCTCCATTTCATCCAGACGTAGCACATCATCACTCTTCCACTCAGGAAAGTATGACGTGCCTACAGGTAGACCCAGCAGATCAGACGACTCTTCGTCCACCCAAGCTGGAATAGACACAACATGCCACTTCTCTGAAGGTTTGAGATGCCAATCCATCTTCTCCTCCTGCTTTAGTAGCCAGCCGCATAGGTCATCGTAATGGTATCGAGTATTGATGATAATGATCTTACCATCTGGCATGAGACGTGTGCGTAGACCTGAAGGATACCATTCCTTGATGTATCTCCTACCTGCTGCACTGATAGCATCTTCTTCCGACATAGCATCGTCCAAGATAGCTATGTGTGCACCACGTCCTGCAATCTGTGAACGTACACCTGCAGCATAATAGGAACCACCACCGCTTGTCTTCCACTTACCTGCTGCACGTACATCCTGCCGTAGCAAGACTCCATTGAATACCTTCTGAAAGTCTTCCTCACTAACTAGATCACGAACGGACCTACCAAAGTCACTGGCTAGTTGGTCGGAGTGACTGATAGACATTATCTCGTGATTAGAATGTTTACCTATGTACCATGCAGGAAATAGCTTGGAACAGACGACAGACTTAGATGAACGAGGTGGTAGAAAGACCATAAGCCTTTTGATGTTACCGTCTTCTACTTGTTGTAGTTTATCTGCTAATACTTCAATGTGTTTACCCATCTTAAAGTCGGAGACAAGAAGAGGAGCAAACTTCTTGATGAAAGACAAGAAATCCCCATTAGCTTCTCTGTATTCTAATTCTTTGAGATTATTTCTTATAGACAAAAGAACATTGAAGTTTATTTCTCTTTGTTCTTCCTGTTGTAATACTGTTGCCATAATGTCACACTGTTTAATTATTTGCTTTTAATATAGCACACCCCTATTGTGAAGACAAGAAAAACATGATACCCTTATCCTAAGATTACGAAGAAGCTTATATATAGTTATATATAGAATATAATAAAGATATATAAAGTAATACTAAGTAAGTATATAGTAGTATATAGATAGTCTAAGTAGTAGCGAGGCAGTAGCGAAGCTAGTCTTCGACATAGCGAAGCTGTTTGATTAGCAAGCCTAGTTATTTTTTATATTTTATACCCCCCACCCCCTAGTCATAATAAACTTAGGGGGTGTTTTTATGTGTAGACTGTTGCATATTTGTCACACTATTGTATTTTATGAGCAAGCCTTTTTATTTTTGGTCTGTATATGGCAGGTGTGTCTCATATGCAATGCGTAGCGGCGTAGTTTTTCCGGTGGGGTGCACATGAGAATGATTCGCATCTAGCGAGATTCTTTGGAATGATTCTAATTCTCAAGTAGAATTG